ACTCATCTTTGGGTAAAATATTCATATCATACTGCAGAGGTTCTTTAAGGAACGGAGTATCAAATCTCACTCGTTGTGGTTTATCTTGATTACTGCTGTTGTATTTTTCACGCCATTGTAAAATTTTAGCCAGCAATGTTTGAAAATTTGTCACAGTAAGTACATTGAATGTGATCATAAAAGTCACTGGCAGTCTAGTTTTTGTAAGATAGCGGTCTAGATTGTTTTCCCATAATTCTAAATCTAATCCTGTACGGATGTATTCTGCAGGAGCTCCCCAAGTATCTATGCTTGTGAAAATTTTAAAGTTTTTAATACAGCCAGCATTAATTAAATTGTTAACTTTTTCAATCAGTCTATCGATTAATATAGATTTTATACCAAAATTACTGTTGATGTTTAATTCTAAATTCGGCAATGGGTTTATTTCTAGATCATCTAAAAGACGCCATGTGCTTTGTTGCAGAAGAGGTTCACCTCCAGTGATACGCAGTATTGTCAATGTCTTGCGAACTTCAGGCCACCAACGCCACCATGCATCCACATAAGGATTAGTTTCTTCCTCATGAATTTTAAACCAATCAATATCATTGCGATGATTTTTAACCATAGTATAAGGACCATAGTCTTTGATTTCTTTGTAATAGCTGCTGCTGTGTTTAGGATGACAATAACCGCATTTGAAATTACATTCGTTACCAAAACTTATTTCGATATACTGAGGATTTATGTTTTGATCCCAGTCACCATTTTTTATCTGTGCAAATCGTTGATCTGTATATATCGTAGCATTTCTTTCTTTTCTATCCGATATATAATCGTCTCCTAGCTTTTCTATATTCCAACAATAGTTACAACCTTTGGGCTTGCCTCCGTTAAGCATCTCGAGACGCTCAAGTTTTTTTTCTGTGGTATTATGTAATGCGCTAGGGTCTATCTGAATTTCTTGTATAGGTATTTTATGAGGTGCAGGATGATAGCAACTGTGCGTTTCTCCTGTTTGTAGATAGATAGTAGTATGGTGCCATTTAGCCATACAAAATGTAGGACTAATTTCATTCATTATAGGTATAAATGTTTTAATCTTTTCTACATCGTTCATTGAACTGCTCCTCTAACCAAGTAAAATCATTTATCAATTTTAGTGCTTCTAGATTATTTTTATTGTCTGATCCGTAATCGCTGCCGTGCAATGCACCTAGATGTGCATAATATCCGTGAGCAGCATTTTGATTTAACATACGCCATTCAGCAAGACGTAATTGTGTTTCTTCTATTTCCTGTCGGACAATGACTCTACTTGCTAATTTACAACATTCTCTAAAGGCACTTTTCCATGTATTAAAAGGATCTGTATTAAATGCTGTGATGTTGCTGACTTCGGGCATTGCCTTAAACAAAGAACTAATACTGGTAGTCATATCCGGTGTTGTGACATCTAATTTTTCTGTTAAAGACTTAGGCAATAGTTTTACACCACCGTACCCGTATTCTAAGTTGTTGATAGGATTTCGACTGCGCCACACATGTACACATTCTAGGTCGTACTTGCTGACAACGTGATCAAAATTAAATGTATCAACAATCTCAGCATCACCATCAACTACCCAAAACATTTTAGTAAATGCTCGTTTGGCAGCTGCAATATGTGCTTGATGGATTCCTTTTATTCCGTCTATGCGTTGTGCATGAGGGAACCGACTCCGCAATCTTGCAAAATTATCATCTGCATTAGGTTCATAATAACTTATAAAAAAAATATCATACATTATTGTTTAAGATAGGTAAGTCCTAAATTGATAGTTTCGTTATATAAATCTAAAGTATATCTGCTTTGTTTTTCGTTTAACCAAGGCCAGTCTAATCCCAATTGATGGCTTATTTTAACTGCTAGATCCATTGCATCTTCTTCTACAAAAGTATGATTAACTTTTGTTTCGTAAATATCACGCAACTTTTCAAAATCTCTAACATCTACATAATTCCAATCAGTACAATTTGTCATCCATGTTCCCATGCGGGCACCTAAGATTGCATACTTGCCGTTTTCTTCATGTGCGCCTACAGTTGACCACATACGCAATCTATGAATATTGTGCCACCAAACACGTTCTCGAATTTCCTGTGGCGGGACCTTTTCTCCGTCAAACAAGGTCATCTTAACACCTTCTCGGAATCCTGCTCTCCATGCTTGAAATGGCGATCCTGTGATGACGCTTTCACTGTATACTCTGGGAAAATGTTGATATCCTTCTTCCCAACAAAAATCCACCTGTGCTCGATCACTGGTTGAATTTTCATGTGTTTTCATATCAAGAACAAACTGCTTGTTCCAGAGTTTTAGTCCACCGTTGCCATATCTTAATCCATTAACATTGTTTTGCCCGCACCAACAATAGACCTGTGTTTTCGGATCGCTCATATCAATGTCTAAATTAAAAAATTTAGGATCTACAATATTGTCGGCATCTACTGAAATAAACCAGTCTGTCTCACTGAGCTCTGCTGCGGCCTTGTGTGCATGGTCACTGCCTTTGATACCGTGAACCCGTTTGGCCCAAGGCACCTTGGCACAGAGATCAGCATAATGTAGATCAGCATTAGGTTCATCATAGCTTAAAAATACCACGTCAAATTCTATTATTTTCATTTATACTCTATCGCATATTTTTTGAATAATCTTTTAGTGTATACACTAAATCTAGGATAATTAATATTTTTAATTTTTATTGTTTTACCTACAAGTTCATTAATAGTTAACGAAACTACTTGTAAAATTTCATTAGGATCATTATACCCAGTAATCAAAAAATCCATACTGGTATTACCATCCCAAACTATATTTCTAGGACTTCTTTGATTTTTATATTTTTTAGTACCGCCAAACTCCGCCGACAACTGTATTTTTAAAGTTTTGTCTTTTTTACTATAGGTCAAATATACATCAGGATCGGTCATGTCAGTGTATCCGACAGAAATAACCCTATGTAATACATCGTCTAATTTATTTAGAGTTTGTATTTCTGCTATTTCAAGTTTTCCTGAATTAACATCTATTAAACATTTCTCAATTTGTATTTGTGCTGAAATTATACTCTGTGCTAACTCAGGATCTATTGGCACTTGGTTGACTTGGTCAGGAAATGCATAGTCGGGCCCCACACTCTGAACCTTACCAGTTGAAGGATCAAACACTGCAACATAAGTTACTTCTGGGGGTTTATATTCAGCTAACCATTTGTCAAAATCTTCTATTGTTTCCATGCTATTTCCTCTAAAATATGGGTTAGCTCTCTATCAATTTTATTTTTTTCCACATAGTGAACTATGTCATTCTGTTGATAATTACCTATTTTCAATCGACCTTGTTTATTAAGATAGAAACCAACATGATCACTCCATTTGTTCGCCGGCCACGGCCAATTCTGTACAAGGGGTTTCATATGCACTAGTCTCGGAAATTCTAAAGGATAGGCAATGTCATCTGCGATATCTAGTATTTGTGCAGCTAGAGCAAATGCTTCGTCTGTGCCCATGATTTTTGGTTTATAAGATGTTAGAAAAATATTTGCAAACTCCACAGGGTGCTGTATAATATCTCTACCAAGATCAAAAAAACTATTAACTATTGTTGCATCTTTGCGAAAAAAAGTCCACATAGAATATAGATCAGGCAAATTATTAGCATCAAAAGTTTTTCTATAACTTCGATCAGTTACTATATCACCCCTGTATGTGTAGACCTTATTGGCCACATACAAATCACAATTTTCAATAAAATAATCTATCCAATGACTGTAGTCTCTGGTAAACAACATATCAACATCTAGACAAACTGTATGTTCAAAAGGCGATAATTGGTCCATCCAAGATCTACCATTCCAAAATGTCTGCTCGTCCCAGGTAATCACATGATCAAACACCCAAGGACTTTTTAGCTCGGAAATTTTTTCTGTATCATCTATCACCAATGCTACTTTGTCATATCCTGGCTTTTGTGTGTTTTTTATACTGAGAGCAAGACCATATGCCAATTGCAGATAGTCATCAGTGTCGCTGTGTGATACGATAAGCAAATAGCCAAAATTCATATCATCTCCAATAATTGCTGTTGATTTCTAATAATACTCTGCTTGTTCATGATATGTATATCAACTCCGGATATTGCGGCAGCACAATAATTATTATCTAACCTATGATCTATAAGAAATGTTAGACGTTGATCATTCACTCCATATAAAATATCTCGATCAAGTGCAGATAAAATAGGTGGTAATGTTCCTAAATCAGATTCGACAAATCCGTCTAATATATGTTTGCTCACACTAAAAGCAATGTCATTTCGAAATTGTCGATGATCAAATCTAAACACATCAGCGTAGTGCCTATAGTTTTCTTTAACATGATTAACTGTATCAAAAAATAATCGTGTATTTTGATTTTTAGTGAACATTACTGTAGTAGCCCAATATAATTTCACACCGGTATCTGAAATGTGTCTATCAAGATATTTCATTCTATCTTGACTGTAAATGTCATTTATAGATTCGCCTATTAATAAATCACAATCTGTGTTCCAGTATTTGTTGAGAACATCGGAAAATATTAAAAAGTCACTGTCTATTAATAAGGTCCTGTCGTATGGGGTGAGACTCCAAGCAGTGTCTCTATTGACGTTCACAAATGGCACTGTGCTGCTGTTCTCACCATCATAGAGTCGTCTTTGATTATTAGTAATAGGTCGATCGGCTACAATGATGTTTTCAAAAACTGTATTAGCTATTTCAAATAGCTGTGACTGTTTCATCCATGATACCGTAG